GAACAGTGTATTGTTTACGTCTTGAAGACGGTATGCTTGTAGAGACGACTGATACGTTTCTTCCGTACTACACGAAAGATGCGATAGGAAGGAAACAAAACTTCCTTGACAATGATAACTTGGGAAGTCGTTCCGAACGCTGGATGATTGGCGTTTCGACAATGAGCGGATGTCCTGTAAGATGCAAGTTTTGTGCTACAGGTAATATGAAACGCTATCGCAACCTTACGGCTGATGAGATTGTCGGTCAGGTGGAATTTGCCATTGAGCAGGCTGGATTCGACCCTTGCGATGCCAATGAGTTCAAGATAAACTATACCCGTATGGGAGAACCATTCTTGAACATTGAAGCCGTAAAGGAAGCTATCGGGCGTATTTCTGAAATATATCCGAACACTCACCATTATGTTTCAACGATTGGAATCAAGGGGAGCGATTTTTCTTTCGTTAAAGGCAATGTGACGCTTCAAATCAGTCTGCATAGCTTTGATGAAGAGAAACGAAACTGGCTTATTCCTTATCCAAAGAAGATGAGTATAGAAGAACTTGGTCGGATTCGAACCGAAAGTAACCTGAAAACTACTATCAATCTTACGTTGGTGAATGAATCAGATTTTGATACGGAAAAACTGGAGAAATATTTTGATAAAGAGTACTTCTTTGTTAAGCTATCCCCAATAAATCCAAACAACATATCGGAGAAAAACAATCTCGGTAACGGAATTATCGAGGGAGTGAATTTAGTATGAACATTTTAATTTTCAGAGTTATGGAAAAGATTAAAGAACAACTTGAACAAATGGGTTACGATTACGCAGTAGCAATCGCAACAAAGTCAGAAATTGAAAACGGGGCCGCTTGTGGCCAGTTATCTATCATCGTTGAGACAGAGTGATAATAAATTTGATTCAATAGATTCATTTAATTCGGCAAGCTCGGTCTGTGAAGATATGGCTTGCTTACATGGCGGTGTGTTGCATAATGTGGAAATGGCAGCCACACCCGTAAGGGTTGCACTTTAGATGCCGGTTTGAGTCCGGTCGCTGCAACAAATAAATTATTCTAAATATGCCGTACTACATAAAAAGAAAAAAGGCAAAGAAGAAAGACAAGCCTTTGCCACTGTTTGACAAAGCTGGTATAACAGTAAAGAAGAAGCCGGATTTGAAGGCAAAACTTGATAAAGAGTTTTCCCTTTTCATCCGGCTTCGTGATTGTATGCCTAATGGGGTTTTTCGATGTATCAGTTGCGGGCAAATAAAGCCCTTTGAACAAGCTGATTGTGGCCACTATTTCAGTCGTACACATTTGGCGACCCGTTTTGATGAAAACAATTGTCATGCCGAATGCCGACACTGCAATAGATTCAAAGCCGACCATTTAGAAGGGTATCGGGTGAATCTGATTGATAAAATCGGACAACAGAAATTTGCTTTACTAAAAGTGAAAGCTGCTGGTACTACTAAAATGACTGATTTTGAGTACGAACAATTAATCAAGTATTACAAAGCACTTAATAAGAAGTTACGAAAGGAGAAAGGGCTATGAGTTATGTATTACGAGATTACCAACAGAAAGCCTCTGATGCTGCCGTTTCTTTCTTCAATAACAAGGCGAAGAAAACAAATGCTATCATGGTATTGCCTACAGGAAGCGGAAAGAGCCTTATCATAGCTGACATCGCTTCAAGACTTGACGGTCATACATTGGTATTCCAGCCGAGCAAGGAAATTCTTGAACAGAACTTCAAGAAACTTTGTTCTTACGGGATTCTCGATTGTAGCATTTATTCCGCCTCCTTCAATTCAAAAGAGATAAGCCGGATAACATTCGCAACCATCGGTAGCGTGAAAAGCCATCCGGAACTTTTTGCCCACTTCAAGAATATCATCGTGGACGAGTGTCACCTTGTGAATCCGATAGAGGGAATGTACAAGGATTTCTTCGATGCTGTGAAGTGCAAGGTTCTTGGATTAACGGCAACGCCATATCGTTTGAGTTCCAGCCGTGACTTCGGCTCTATGCTAAAATTCATAACCCGGACAAAGCCCCATGTGTTTTCAGAGGTCATTTATCATGTACAGGTATCGACCTTGCTTGATATGGGCTATCTCTCAAAGGTGAACTACTATCCGATGAATCCTACCGGATGGAACGAACTCAATTTGAAGATAAACACTACCGGAGCCGACTATACCGATAAGTCAGTCCAAAAGGAATATGAACGGATAGACTTTTATAGTTACATCGTTCATATCGTCCAAAGGCTGATGAATCCGAAAGCAGGAGGCAAGAGGAAGGGTATTTTGGTATTTACCCGGTTTTTGAAAGAAGCGGAACGATTGACGATGTCCATACCCGGATGTGTCATTGTTTCCGGTGATACTCCAAAGAAGGAACGTGAAAGAATACTCGAAATGTTCAAGGTCGGGGAAATACCTGTAGTAGCCAATGTTGGTGTACTTACTACCGGCTTTGATTACCCAGAACTTGACACAGTTGTTATGGCCAGACCTACCATGTCACTTGCGATGTATTACCAGATTGTAGGTCGTTGCATCCGTCCTCATAAAGATAAGGAAGCCGCATGGTTTGTGGATTTATGCGGTAACATCAACCGTTTCGGTGAAGTTTCCGATTTGCATTTGAAAGACACGGGTAACGGAAAGTGGGCTGTGTTTTCAAGAGGAAGACAATTGACAAACGTAAGATTCTAAAGATATGGTAAAGAAGAACGAACGACAGGCCATCCGTCCGGATACCTGCTCAAAATGTAAGAGAGGGAAGCCGGTCAAGGTATCAATGGGGAATCCCAAAGTGGTTCTATGTAGTTTTTTCAACAGGCGTTTCGTTGCCGACAGCAAACGAAACTGTGATTATGCGATTTGATTATGGAATATTACATACCTATTAGCAGGCGACTATTTGAGCACCAATTGTGGTGCGAAGAGCGCATATATTCGAGGTTTGAAGCATGGCTTGATTTGATTCAGAGCGCACGATTTGAAGACACGAAACAACTTATCGGCAATAGGTTTATAGAGGTTAAGAGGGGCCAGATTCTTGCTTCATTGCGGTTTTTAGCTGGTCGTTGGCAGTGGTCTACAAAGAAGGTAAATTCATTCTTGGATCTACTGATACAGGACAAAATGATAATAAAGGAAACACCAAAGGAAACAGGACAAACCGTTATAACTATCTGTAATTACGATAAATACAATTCGCAAATAATACGAGAGGAAACGGAAAAGAAACAGCAAGGAAACACTAAGGAAACACCTCGGAAACAGCAAGGAAACAAAGTTAATAAAGATAAGAAAGAAAATAATATAGGAGATTCTGACGAATCTCTTGTATGTGGGACTTCGCAGCCCCACGCCGAACATATCGATTACTCCGAACTTGTCAAATTCTTCAATGAAGAAACAAAAGGTGTATTTGGTACGGTCAGGACTCCGCTTTCTGATAGCCGTAAAGGGATGATTAACGCACGTATAAAATCTTATGGCAAAAAGACGTTTGCCGACATGATTCATAGGGCATATCAAAGCGATTTCTTGAAAGGTCAGAACAAAAAAGGCTGGACAGCATCTTTCGATTGGCTTATCAAACCAACGAATTTTGAGAAAGTAATATCAGGTAATTATGACAACAATAATAGCAGAAACTATCCGGCAATTCCAAACGGGGCAAAATCACGAGAGGAACAAACAGACCGTGAAATCCTCGAATATGCCGCAAAAGCTTTCGGAAAGGACACGGTTAGTAGTAAATAGATACGGGGACGGTGAAAGTTTCGCTAAAAAGTTCAATCCTTCATTACAGGTTGTATGTGCTCAAAATGTGGAACGTTCGTTCAAGGGGAATGCGCCTTCATTGGCTTTGCTCGGAGAAACCTATCCAGATGAACAGGTGAATACTTGGATAATTGCTCAACTGATGGACTTGTACAAGTTTGCCGGTGTAAAAGAGAAGCCTACATTCCAACAGGTTTTGGAGCTTTCCGTGATGATACGTGTGGAATACTATTACCTGAAAGCTTCCGAATTGTTGCTTTTTTTCTTCAAGTTGAAAACTGGCGAATATGGCACCTTTTACGGTGTTGTGGATCCTATGGTGATCATGTCTGCTCTAATTGAGTTCAAAGCATACAGAAAAAGGCAACTGGAGAAATACGACCGGGAAGAACAGGAAAGACAACGAGAAAAAAGATACGAGAAGCAAGACAAGAACTCCGTACCATTTCCGGATCATTTGGAGTTTCTGAAAAAGATTATGGAATCAGAATAATCAAGCTAAGAAAATGAAAACAGTAGAAAAGTTAAGAATAGCACCTATTGGCACCATTGTAAACTTCGCAGATCGGACACTGATAATAAAGCGTTTCCGAGCTATCGTAAAGGGTAAAATGGTAATTTGTCGCGGATGCGTTTTCCGTAGCAAGGGTGGTGCGAATAGTTGCAAGTATATGACGGCTTGTTTTGCCAAATATAGGCCGGATAGTGAGAGTGTGGTGTTTGAGGAGGTGGATACAAAATTGAAATAATTAAAATTATCATGGAATATATAGAATTTCTAAGAAACAAGATGGCTATCAGTCATCAAACGGGGTTTTATATTAATTCGGAAGAAATTACCCCGACATTATACCCTCATGTAAAAGATACCGTTCGTTGGGCGGTTGCCGGTGGATGCCGTGCTATATTCTCCAGCTTCGGTATGCAAAAGACAGTCACCCAGCTGGAAATACTTCGGGTAATCTTGAACCATAAAGGAGGCAAGGGATTGATCGTTTGCCCTAAGCGTGTGGTAGTCGAGTTCCTAACACAAGCGGAACAACACTTGCACATGAAAGTAACCTATGTCCGAACTATGGCAGATGTGATGATATGTCCTACCGACATCATGGTAACAAACTACGAACGTGTGCGTGATGGTGAGGATGGAGTGAGAATAGATCCGTCCTATTTTACTGCAACATCATTGGATGAAGCCAGCGTGTTGCGCGGATTCGGCACCAAGACCTATCAGGAGTTTCTACCGTTGTTCTCGGGTGTCCCTTACAGGTTTGTCGCTACGGCTACACCTTCGCCAAACAGATACAAGGAACTTATACATTATGCTGGTTATCTTGGTGTGATGGACACCGGACAGGCTCTTACTCGATTCTTTCAGCGAGACAGCACGAAAGCGAATAACTTGACACTTTATCCGCATAAGGAAAAAGAATTTTGGTTGTGGGTATCTACATGGGCGTTGTTCCTAACCAAGCCTTCCGACCTCGGTTATCCGGATACTGGCTATGAGTTGCCTGAACTCCGTGTACATGAAGAGATTGTGAATGTGGACAATTCTACGGCTGGAGCTGATCGTGACGGACAGGTGAAAATGTTTCGTGAGGCTGCTCTCGGACTTGCTGACGCGGCAAAAGAACGCCGAGATAACATGCAGGAAAAGATTGCCCGTGTGGTAGAGATAATCAATCGCCCGGAAAACAAGGACGACCATTTCCTTTTATGGCATGACTTGGAAGCTGAACGGCTGGAACTATGCAAAGCGATTCCAGGTTGTAAGGCTGTCTATGGTTCACAAGACGATGAAGAAGCCGACAAGGTAATATCCGACTTCAAAGATGGCCGGCTGAAATACCTTGCAGCTAAACCGGAGATGCTTGGTGAAGGTCTGAACTTCCAGTATCATTGTCATAAAGCAATCATGTTCATTGACTACCGCTTCAACGATAAGTTCCAAGCGATAGCCCGTATATACCGCTTTATGCAGCAGCATCCCGTTGATCTCTATCTGGTCTATGCCGAAAGCGAGGGTGAAATATTTAAGAGCTTCATGCAGAAATGGGCACAACACCGGGAAATGGTCGCAAATATGACTGAAATTGTCCGGCATAACGGTTTGTTCGGTTTGCAGGCCGAGGAAAAGATGATGCGCTGGATGTTCGCCAGTCGGGAAGAAAAATCCGGCAAGTTGTGGAAAGCAATCAATAACGATAATGTATTGGAATGTCAGAAGATGGAAAGTAACTCTGTAGATCTGATCGTAACCAGTATCCCGTTCTCAAATCATTACGAATACACGCCTACATACAATGACTTTGGGCACAATGAAGATAACGATAAGTTCTTTGAACAGATGGATTATCTTACACCAGAGTTAATGCGCATTTTGAAACCGGGTCGGTTGGCCTGCATCCATGTGAAAGATCGTGTTTTGTTCGGCAACGCCACGGGGGACGGTATGCCAACTATCGATCCGTTCAGCGAAATAACTGTATTTCATTACATGAAGCACGGCTTCCGATATATGGGACGCATTACGGTCGATACCGACGTGGTGAGGGAAAACAATCAGACCTACCGTTTGGGCTATACCGAGATGTGCAAGGATGGTTCCAAGATGGGAATCGGATGCCCTGAATATGTATTGCTTTTTCGCAAGTTGCCTACCGATACCTCCCGCGCTTATGCCGACCAGCCTGTTAAGAAGGACAAGAGCGAATACTCGCTGGCCCGTTGGCAGATCGATGCCCATGCAAGTTGGAAGTCTTCTGGCAATTCATTGTTGTCATACGAAGATATGAAAGGTGCTGGAATAGATAAGATTCGGCATTTGTTCCGTAACTACGAACGTGAGCATATCTACAATTATGAAGAACACGTGTCTTTTGCGGAAGAGTTAGAAGCATACGGAAAACTTCCAAAAACATTTATGGCTGTCGACCCTGTAAGCAAGAAGGATTGGATATGGGATGATGTGGCCCGTATGAGAACGCTTAACACAAAGCAATCACAAAAGAAACGACAAAATCATATTTGTCCTCTTCAGTTAGATATCGTTGAAAGGCTGATTGAACGGTACTCGAACAAAGGAGAATTGGTATTTGACCCGTTCGGAGGTATCGGTACTGTCCCTTATTGTGCTATCAAGTTAGGTCGTAGGGGACTTTCAACAGAACTCAATTATGATTATTGGAAAGACGGGCTTTCTTATCTGCGGGAAGCGGAGAACGAAGTAAGTGCTCCTACATTGTTTGATTTAATGGCTATATGATTATGAAACAATACAATAATTGGGAAGAAATAGACAAAGACACAGACGGACTTGTTACTTCATTGACTTACATTGTCCTCTTCGTAAATGATCAAGTTTATAATTACGCACTTAATATTTACGATAGTTGCCGTAATACTCCATACTACAGGCGTGGAGTAAAGAAGAACATAAACGAATTGAAAAGATTCATGGAATCGTACAATACAAACATTTGCAGGATTGCGAATGTCAATGTTGAAACGCTTGCGGTTATAACGCAAAGCATGGAAGACGATATTAAACCTCATATCGACAAATACGGGTTTGCCATAAGTCAGACGCTTTTAAATAATGGATGTTCAGGAGAACTGAACCATCTAATATCAATCGCTTCTACTATTGATATGTTATGCCAAACATCCAAGATTACAATACGTGATTTTTACATATCAATGCGAAAATTGGTCCCAATAGCTGTGAATCCTTTGGCTTGGCTGTCTATTGACAAAGCCATGTTTTACGCAAGAATGATAACGGATAATCTAACCCCAAAGGATGTAAGCATTAATTTGAACGATATACCTGCTATATCTACGGCATTTCAAGCTATTGCCAATAAAATGTTAAGTCCGGATGTGTTTGAAAAGGCGTTTAATGAATGCCTAACAAGATAGTGAAATGAAAAAGTTATTATACATAGACCTTTTTTGCGGTGCCGGTGGAACTTCTACCGGCGTGAACACAGCGCGTCTTCATGGCGAACAGTGCGCAGAAGTCATTGCGTGTGTCAATCACGATGCGAATGCCATTGCGTCACACGCTGCAAATCATCCGGACGCGCTTCACTTCACAGAAGACATCAGAACGCTTGAACTGTCACCACTTGTGCATCATCTTCAGAAGTGTCGCACGAAGAACCCTGACGCACTTGTTGTGCTATGGGCATCGCTTGAATGTACGAACTTCAGCCGTGCAAAAGGCGGTCAGCCACGTGACGCAGACAGCCGGACACTTGCAGAACATCTTTTCAGATACATCGAAGCAATAGACCCCGATTATATTCAAATCGAGAATGTCGAAGAATTTATGTCGTGGGGTGAACTTGATGAAAACGGAAAGCCGGTGTCAAAAGACCGTGGCAAGTCATATATCAAGTGGGTGAACAACGTGAAGAAATACGGCTACAACTTCACGCATCGCATACTGAACGCAGCAGACTTCGGCGCATACACATCGCGCAAACGCTTCTTCGGCATCTTTGCGAAGAATGGTCTGCCGGTTGTGTTCCCGAAACAGACACATTGCAAGACAGGTGCAGCAAGTTTGTTCGGCACAATGCCGAAGTGGAAGCCAGTGCGTGAAGTTCTTGACTTTGAAGATGAAGGCAAATCAATCTTCAACCGAAAGAAACCGCTTGCAGAAAAAACGCTTGAACGCATATATGCCGGACTGATTAAGTTTGTCGCAGGTGGCAAAGATGCCTTTATGGTGAAATACAATTCGATGAACCAACGCGGAAAGTATGTGCCGCCGTCACTTGATGAACCCTGCCCCACTATCGCGACACAACAGCGTCTTGCACTTGCATCAGTGTCTTTTCTGTCAAAGCAATTCAGCGGTCAGCCTGACAGCAAGAACGTGTCTGTCGAAGAACCGGCAGGAACAATAACGACTATTGACCACCACGCATTTGTGAAAGCGCAATTTATTGTAAACTATCGCTTCAATAATACAGGCCATTCTATTGAAGACCCAGCACAAACGATATGCACGGTAGGTCAAATTGGTGTTGCATCTTGCAGTTTCATCGCAAATGAGTATTCGGGCGGTGGTCAGCTTTCAAGCATCGAACAGCCCAACCCGGCTGTGCTGACGAACCCGAAGCAGAAACTTGTCACCGTGAAGCAGCACTACTTGATGAACCCACAATTTGCGTCAAATGGCGGTTCTGTCGATAAACCGTGTTTCACGCTCATCGCAA